CTGTCTTACCCCTGATAGCAGCAATCTTTTTAATAACTTTCTTGACCGTTGGTTTGACTACTTTCAATAGTAAGTCTGCCAGCGGTTTTGCTAATAGTGCTGATGTAGTAGCGATGACAGCAATGCCACCCACGGATGCTACTTGTCCGCCACTAGGAAGACCAGCAATAACTTGCTCAGGTATACCTACTGCTTCTGTAATCTGAATACATTCATTACCAGTCAGTTTGTATTCAACAACTTTCTTTCTATACCCTTGCACGTATGTGCCGACAGGTTCCTTTGCTTTCTGTGCTGGTGTAGGACATTCTACAATAGCACTAGCAATAGGTGGTGGGTTTACTTCTGGTGCTTCTGGAACCTCTGGTGATTTTGGTCCTCCTGTATTTACTTCTGGAGGACCAGTCAAAATCATCTGGTTTGGTTCATAAGAAATGGGATTAAAACTGGGATAACCAGAATCGCAATACGTGACCACACCATTAGGATCGTCTTCCCTTAATTGATTATTTTTAGCAGTGTTAGTTTCAGTTGCCTCAACACATCCTGGAATATTAACTACGGGAACACCAATATCTACAACTACTGGCAGTGCTGTAGGTACTGAAGGTGTTGTATATCGATATGTTTGAATATCATTAATATTAATATTATTAATATCAATATTCATTCCCGTAATTAAAGGTATGTCCATCAGCAATCATTAAATACACTACCAACTTGCGACCCTGCTTCGGAACCTACCTTGTTTCCTAACAACAGTGCCCATCCACCTACTAACCAACCAACATAAGGAATACTCATTGCTGCAGGAACAGCGACACCAGCAGCGATAGCACTACCTGCCATTGCACCTTGACTCCGTGCGCCAGCGTCCGCCACGATACACTCTATGTCTCTTGCAGACTTTCCCTCGCCGTCTAATGCAGCACCTCCTAGGTTGCGTGTGCCGTCCATAGTGAATTGATCACGACGCCACTCACTACGACTTTCAGTGCCACCACCAAACAATCCTTTCTTATTGCTATCAGAAGATAATGATCTTTGTGATTCAAGAATTTTAGGATCGTTTGCACGATACTCAATTTCGTATCCATCCTTACCTGCTTTGATAGTATAAGATGAATAATCTCCACGGGGGATATTAATCGTAGGAACCTGAGGAAGTTTTGGTTCTTCTGGTCTATGAATTACATAACCCAACAAACCAATATGTGCTAAAGCAAAGAGTCCACCTAGTGTCACCGCAATCGTTTTGACTGGTGACTTGCTCGGTACATGCTCGGTAGCATATTTTTGTGCTAACTCTTCTGGATTTGTCATGGCAATCCAATCGCGGCACCAGTAGCAGCAGGCATACCTATGGCACCACCAGTAGCACTAGGAAGTTCTGGCATCGCTGCGTCCATCATTCCAGGAAGAGCACCAGTGATTGCCTCTGCCGCAGCTGCAGCAACTTTTTCTTTTGCACTGTCAATGAGCGCATCCTTTTGTGTATACAGATAAGCACCACCCCCTACGATAGCTAAAGAAACTAGACCAGATAACAACGCGACACCATTAATCAATTTTTGCATCTTTCTTCTCCAATGTAGGTGCTTCTTTTGAATCGTCTTTCTTTTTAGACGCAACGACACCGAACGTCGCAAGCGTTCCCGTGAAGACGCTGGCTATAAAAGTCGGATCGATATTTTTTTGAGGAATACCAGGAACAGTTACATAATTAAGGGTCAGAATTGCTGCTGACCATCCAAGAATAATAACTCGGACGAGAGTTGATACACCCTCATCCGCCCATTCAAATTTGTTTTCCTTTTTGGCTTCCTCTTTCTTCTTCGGATTTGATTCCATGAATAAAGAGCTAGGCTCTTTTATTTATTTAATAGATATTTTTTTTCTTGTTGATATGGTACATACTCACCAGTTTTAATCTGCCAAGCATGTACTAAGTCAGGTATTAACCACTGGTCCACCCTAATACACTGCTGCCAGTTAGTAGGGTGAGCACAACTCACTACTACAACAGCAAAGAATGCCTTAACGTGGATCCAGATAGTATACATTACTCTTTAATATATCCGAAGTCTACCAGATACTTTCTGGTAAGAGCAGTAGGTTCATACACTTCCCACATATTACCGCCAGCACATGCTGCTAGAGCATTCATCGTCATGTTCTCAGTTCTACCTGCCCAACCTGCTTCTGCTTCCCAAGGTACAGCAGACTTAGGATAAGTACGCTCTGCCATTACACGCCAGATCATAGGAACTTCATCCTCTGGTTTAATAATAGCAATCAAACTATTATCAATTGTACCTGCCATACAATCTTGTGCTGCGTGCCATCCTTCGTGACGCATAACCATCATGAGAACATTAGGTTGTCCCATGTAATCCTTATTCAGGAAGAAGTTGTTGCTTACTGTGTGATAAACACCACGATGACCATGAGGGAAATACTTACTATCAGCAAGGAATACATTCACACCAACTTGATTGAGTGAGTGCAACATATTATGAAACTCACCAGTCACACCAGTGAATTCTTCAGTGTTATCATATTCTGATGAGATATCAAGCATAGAGTATACTTTCTTGACACCATCAGTGCATTCACCCAACAACATACAACCCATACTATCCATGGAGTTATATCCTTTAGTGATCTTATGATCATCAGCAAGAATATTTACCGTTGTCTCCTCTGGGTGATGATGTGGAGTAGTAAGTTGATGTGCCACAGCAGGAGTTGCTGTAAGCAGCAAGGCTAGTAAAAGTTTTTTCATGATTAATTTTGAAAGGTTTTAATGAAGTACTCAGCGTCAATTACTACTAAAGGTTTCTTACCATTTTTTTTGATAATAACAATAGGTTCATAATCCCCGCAATTGGACGCTGATTGTTCATATGCGTCCCAGATATTTAGTTTCTCCACGTTCTTGCATTCTATACTATGAGGGAACTTTTGTCTAGCTGCTCTTGCCATAATGAGATCTTCTCCACCAGCACCCATAGACCGAGATTCAATGTCCTCAGGATGTACGCTAAGATGTTCGATCAATTTATCTCTTACCCACTGCTGTAACTTCCTACCCTTTGCCTTAGCAGATTGTGGTTTCATAAAAAATACCCCCATCATATGATGAAGGTATTTAGATTACATTAGGATGTCATCCCACGGATCTGGTATCTGTATTTTATTGCCTGTAAATGAAACGCTTGACCCAGACTCATCGGTCCTAACTTCAGAAGTGTGTACTCTTCGTCTGTCAGTTTCGGGTCTTTTAATGCTAACAGTTTCCACGGTGGTTGTCTTGTCACAATTGAAAACCAGCGAAAGTATCTTTCTTAACATCCTGCTTAATTCCTCCAACGATGTAACTTTCATTCTCAGTTTCCTGAGGTGCAACTTGAAGACCTTTAGAGGAAATCCAATGCTCGGTCCATGGTAGTGGATTGTTCTTAGCAGCAACATCATAAACAGGTTTCAAACCGATTGCTTTCATGCGACGGTTAGCAACCCACTCAACATATTGTGTAAGAAGTTTAGCATTGAGACCGATCATAGAACCTTTCTGGAAGAGATAGTCTGCCCAGACACGTTCCTCACTTACCGCTGCCTCAAATGCTTGATAGACCCACTGCTCTTCTTCTTCAGCAATTCTAACCATGTCTGGGTCGTCTCCCTGACGCCATTTATTGATAATGTTTTGTGTAAGAACAAGATGTTGGTTTTCGTCTCTGGCGATGAGAGAGATAATTTTAGCGGATCCCTCCATGAGTTTAAGCTCTCCAAAAGCGAATGAACACGCGAACGAAACATAGAACCTGATACCTTCGAGGATGTTGACATTGACTACAGCGCGATAAAGTTTACGTTTCAGTTCATACAGATCGTATTCAGCACAGGGAACTCCCTCAAGAGCATGTTCCCACTGATTACCACTTCCATATGACTGAGCGTGGTTGATGAAATCATCATACGCACCCGTGACTGTTTCGGCGCGTGATAATATCATAGCGTCATCCAGGATCGTGTCAAGCACTTCTGCTGGATCAGCATAAACATTTTTAATGATGTGAGTATATGAACGACTGTGGATCATCTCCATGAAACCCCAGACTTCCATACATGCTTCCAGTTCAGGCAGAGAACAGTATGGAATGAATGCCATACCAGGAGCACGACCCTGAACTGAGTCAAGCATGATCTGATACTTCAAATTAGAAGTAAAGATATGCTTTTGTTCTGGACGCAATGATTGATAATCACCGCGATCTTTCTGCAAAGAAACCTCTTCAGGTCTCCAGAAGTATCCAAGTTGTGTCTGAGTAAGTTTATCAAACACTGGATACTTATAAGTATCATAACGTTGAACACCAAGAGGAGCACCGAAGAACATCGGTTGCTTCTTAGTATCAACTTTATCTTTATTGAATACAGTCATACCACGGACAGTGGTATTGATGTCGCTAGATCCTACTCTAAAGTTTACAGGACTCACAGTCTTCCTCCTCGGTGTTTTCTATACTTGAAATTAAACTTTCTAAACTCTGCTTCACATCTTCCTGATATTCATCAGTCTTGATGTCGTATGTATTCTGATAATAAGAAGTCTTCCAGCCATACTTGTAAGTAGTGAGGAAGTCTTGTGCCATTACTGAAACTGGAACCTCATTGTTATCAAACTGTTCTGGATTATAAGACCAGTTACCACTAATTCCTTGATCAAAGAACTTTTGCATAACAGCAACAATCTTAATGTATCCGGCATTAGATGCCATATCCCACAAGAGTGTGTAGTTATTCTTCAGTGTAGTATACTGAGGAACAATTTGCTTAAGAACCCCCTTCTTGGATTTTTTAATGGACAAGTAAGCTCTTGGCGGCTCAATTCCATTAGTGGCATTTGACACAACGGAACTGCTTTCCGATGGCATTTGTGCGGACAATGTTGAGTGCCGTAAACCGAACTCATTGATAGATGCCCTAAGAGACTCCCAATCATAATTGTAATGTGGTGATACGATACTATCTACATCAGTCTTATATGTATCAATTGGAAGAATTCCATCAGAATATTTGGTCCTATGGAATGCTTCACATACTCCTTTTTCTTTAGCAACTTCATTAGAAGATTTCAAAAGGAAGTATTGGAATGCTTCAGTCAATTCATGAACTAAATTCCATGACCCCTGATCATCATAGTGCTCGCCGTTACGAGCGAGGTAATGTGCTAAACCAATAAACCCTACCCCCAATGATCTTCTCGCCTTTGTAGAGCGTTCTGCAGCGACTACAGGGTATTTCTGATAGTCGATTAGTTCCTCTAGACTACGAACAGAAAGATCGCATAGTTCTTCCATCTCAGAAAGTTTGTAGATCTTACCTACATTGATAGCAGAAAGAATGCAAAGAGCAATCTCACCATCAGGATCATCGATATGAGTAAGTGGTTTAGTCGGAAGAGTGATCTCCTGACAAAGATTACTCATATAAACAGGATCTTTAAAGGAAGAGTGAGTGTTGCAGTGATCGATATTCATAAGATACAACCGACCAGTCTCTGCTCTCTCCTTCAGGATGTTTAGAATTAGTTCCTGTGCCCCGACAGTCTTTCTTGGAACAGCATCATTGAGTTCATGCATCCGATATAGAGTGTCAAAGTCATCAGTACCAAAAGCATCATAGAGACCTGGTACGTCATGCGGTGAGAACAGGCTAATCTCTCCATTCGCAATGAAACGTTCGTAGAAAATCTTTGAAATTTGGATTGAGTAGTCAAGTTTCCTCACTCGATTGTCTTCTGTACCCTTATTGTTCTTAAGAACAATAATGTCTTCTATTTCTTGGTGCCAGATTGGGAAGTGTACTGTAGCCGATCCACCGCGTATGCCATTCTGAGTGCAACATCTGACAGTTGCTTCAAATTTTTTGAGGAATGGGACAACACCTGTGTGCTGTACTTCTCCCCCTCGGATCTTAGCGTTGATGCCACGGATTCTGCCTGCGTTGATACCGATTCCTGCACGTTGAGCAACATACTGACCAATCGCCATGTCACTAGAAAAGATGCTATTGAGGGTGTCATCGCTATCAATAAGAACACAGCTAGCAAACTGTCGAAGTGGAGTTCGCACCCCTGCCAAGATAGGTGTGGGAACGTTGATCTTGTGTTTGCTGATTGCGTTGTAGTATCTTCTGACATAATCGAGACGAGTCTCCTGAGGATATTCTGCGAAAATTGTAGCGGCGACTAACAAATATGCATACTGAGGAGTTTCATACATTGCATGTGAACTCCTATCTTGGACGAGATACTTGTCAACTACCTGACGAAGACCAGCATAGGTAAACAAATAGTCACGACCATGATCTAAGAATGAATGAATTTTTTCCCACTCATCATCAGAATATTTAGTCACTAATTCAGCATCATAGATGCCACGATCAATGCCTTCATTCAAATGTTCTTTGAGATCAGGAAATCCATTCTGCCAGTCTGGTCCAAAGACTTGCTTATAAAGACCAAACAATAGTAGACGTGCTGCTACAAATTGATAGTTTGGATTATCCAAAGAGATGAGATCACTAGCAGAACGAACAAGGATCTCTTGAATTTTATCAGTAGGGATACCATCATAAAATTGAATTCCTGAATTCATTTCTACTTGACTCGCAGAAACTCCAGCAAGATTATGACAAGCACATTCGACCATCGAATGAATTTTTTCCAGGTTCAGTGGTTCAATTTCACCACTGCGCTTAACAACTTTGATACCGTTACTCATACTTTCTTCCAGGCGTTTAATTTAATGATTGCTTCTAGTCCTTGGTAGGTATTACATTCTACCAGATTTTGCACGTTGTGTCCAGACATCTTCATGTCATTGATATCTTTTTCAATCACGGTACTCGGCCAGATGACGATACTGTTCCCGGATGAGATAAGTTTTTCATACTTGGCGACAATCTCTTTGTTTCGTGGTTCATTGTCCAGAACATAAATGAGATCGTTGAACTCAGTGCCATCCAACGTAACGTCAGATCCACACATGGCGATTGCATTTGATAAAAACAAGGAATCAAATGGTCCTTCTGTGACATATATTTTCTTAGTATTGTTTACTCTATCAAGTCCAAATAATTTAGGAAATGATTTATCTAAAATCGTTGTGATGTAACGAAGTTTGGTATTTTTATCTAATGACCTCCCTTGATGCCCAAACACTTTGCCATCACTGGACATTAGTGGGATGACGATCCTAGATTCTTTTTGATTATTGCTGAGTTTTGCCCAAGCATTGAAGTCCTCTGCGTAGTAAAAAATTGAGAATAAATCCTCTGGAATTTGGCGCTGACTTAAGTATACTTTTGCGGGATGTTCTTTATTTAGAGTTTCGACTTTTTTAAGATCTGAGAATATATCTTTCTTAAATACCGGAGTGGGAATTTTAAAATCTGGCACTGCAGTATTAGATCCCTTGCCAGTGAGACCTTCTTTATATCTCTCCATAATGTACTCATCATGGAGTGCAGGAGATTGATCTTTTAAGAAATTTGTAAACGTTCTACCCATGCCACAGTTGTGACATTTAAAAAAGTAATCATTACGTTTCCGATAAAAATAACCCCTAGTTTTATTGCGGTGCTTCTGTGAGTCACCGCAGTAGGGGCATCTGAATGTATACAGATCTGATTTCTTTTTAGCAAACTTTACAAGTTGAGGCGAGATAAGATTAATATACTTCGCATCAATAAAATTCATACTATAGGGGCGAGTTGCTTCACCTCACTATAGCAGCTTGCTGGTACGCTGTCAATGATGCTTGAGGCAACTGGTTCATTGTAGGAGTGCCACCAAAAGTATCGGATATCCTCAGTAAAATGACTGCTGCTGTAGCAACACCAACACTTACCCAACGGAAACGAGAGAGTTGTTCTACTCTACCTTCTACTTTATCAATCTTATCTTCTACTTTTTCAATCAGTTTAATTAATGCATTACTATTCTTATCAACTTCGTCTAATCTATTTTCATGACGTTCCAGAATGATTGCCACTCTGTTACTATTCTCAGATATGGATGTAACTGCTCTTTCTAACTTATCCAACATTTCTTTTGAAAGGTCTTCATAGATATCAAGTTTTGATTTGAGGACTGCTAAGTCTCTCCCAGATCCAAAAGGTGACATGTTATACAGATGACGGATTGAACTGCATAATCTTAAGGAAATCTTCTACACTCTTATTCATGAGGAAACGATACTGATCCTGAACGCCAGCGTCGAGTGCTTCAAATGTAGCAACCATTCTCTTAGCAACATCAGTGTTAACTCTGAGTGAACGACCGTCTCTGAACTGAACGAAACCTTCTACTTCTTGATTGCCATAGGTAGATTCCTGCGCCAGTTTCATGAGAGTTCCAAGAACTTCCAATCCAGGAGCCTGAGTTCCTGCTGATTCTGATACTTGCTTCTGAAGATTACTAGACTTCTCAGATGCTTTCTTTCTGAAGTCAGACAAACGTGCCTTCATCAGAGTATCCATCTCTTTAGTCTTATTCTGCATTTTGCCTTTGGCATCCTGCGCTTTCTTCTGAACTTCTTTCTGCTTGTTCAGTTTCTTCTGCTGAGTGATAGATTTCTGTGCCCTCTCAGTTTCTGATGGACCCTTCTGCTTATCATCAGCTTCGATGATGTGTTGTTCTTGTGTCATTTTTTTCTTTGCCTTCTTGTCTCGGTTGGTTAAAATTCTGTTTACAAGTTTACGACCTGCTTTTGTTCTACCATCATACTTTTTCTTTTTCTTACTGGCAGGAATACCAGGAGGTTCATGTGCAGGAGGTAGTGCTACATTAGCACCGGAACCAACAGAATTTGTTGGTTCTTCCCACATTTGATATCTCGCTTGCTGTAGAAGTTTTCTAATGTTTTTCATATTTTATTTAGTTCTTCTAAACATTTATAATCTGGTTCAACATGATCCAGATAGTTTGGTGGCATCCTGTTTAAGTATATCAGAAAAGATTTGAGAACAGGCCAACAATTTCTTTCAATTTTATAAAACAGCAAAGGAACTGTTGCATCATTAAATACATTAAAAAGAATAATCAAATGATTTAAAATTAAATGATGTTTAAGTATGTCAGAATTTATATACTTTCGCATAAGTTTTTTGACATACTTAAATCTCTTTAAATCCTCATCAAATTCTTCTTTAGTAGTACAGTGTGGATTGTTGTAATATTTAATTGCAAAGAAGACATAGTTGTCTTCGTTCAGTTCATCAAATCTCATTTAATTATCAGGTAACGGTAAGTGTAGCAGCGTCAGAAGTAACATCAGCACCACCGGTAACAGAAACTACACAACGATACTGATTAGCATCGAGTCCTGTAACATCCGAGATGGCAAGTGTATTCGTAGCAGAACCACTGACAACACCTGCATCAGATGAATTAGCAAAGTTTGATCCGGCATCAGTAGAAACTTGCCACTGGAAGGAAAGTGTTCCACCTGTAGGACGGGAGACAGCAGCAACAACGAATTGACCTGCGGCACCACCGGCTACTGAAGCAGATGCTGGTTGTGAATCAATAGTGATACCAAAGTCTGCTGCGATAGCATCATCTGCCTGACTTTCTGCACTATTTGCTTCAGGACTAGAGATAACTGCCAGACACTCTGCCTTAGTGCGAGTTACTGTTCCTTGTGAATAGGTGGCAAATGCCCACCAACCAGGACCACTGATGCCACGAGCTTTGTTCTCAGCGAGGTTTGCTTCCTGTGCGTCAACAAATACTACAGTCTGAGACTGTGATCCAGGACCGTTACCACGGACTCCTTCAACCTTAGTTTTGTTCGCGTTGGAATCGGTATTTCCGTATAACGCCATGTGATTTACCTTTGAAAGTTTTCGTAATCTTTGATTATTTATAAAAAAAGGGGAGTATACTCCCCAGTAAAATACCTAATTAGTAACTGCTATCAGGCTTCTTCGCGAGAATTGATTGCCTTGGTAACAACTTCTAAAAGTTGATCGTCCATATCAGTCTTAGTTAACTTAACTGCCTTAGCAAGAATAACAAGACAGATCTCAACAAGTTTCTCACCCAATTCTTCATTGTCTGGAACTTTAGAAACAGCATCGGAAATAACTTTGGATGCTAGTGGAAGTAGAAAGGATAACATGGTAAACCTCATTAGTAATGTCTACCATATATATGCCTTTAGTATTTTTTTACCTTCATTTTACTTCCACAACCTTCATCTACACTATCTTCACATTTACATTCATCAGTTCCATGAACGGGACACTTAGTTCCTGCTTTGGAATTATTGCATTTGCCTTCTTCCAATCCCATCTCAGATCTCCAATCGGAGAACTCTTCTTTCTTAGTTCCAATTGCTTTACTGATTGCCTTACGACGCTTCATAAGGTACTTATCACTCTTATCAGTATCACCATCATTATCAACATCAGAATCTTCTTTGCCGACTGGATCAAGTCTTTTTTCATCTAGATCTTCCTCCTTCACACAGTTAGGTACAACCTTACCGCCCTTCTTCTTAGTTCCCTTTGCCTTGTATCCATCCCAGCAAGAGTCAGCACCGACATTAGCACGGGCTTGCTTCATGCTACCTTCAAACAATTTACCGGAGGAAAGTTTTGTTAACGTAGCATCCATCAGTGATGATGAATACTGATCCTCAACAGTCTTTTTATCATCAACTTCTCCGTAGCACTCTTTTCCAGCAATGCCATCAGAGGATCGCTTGATTAAAGAATCCGAATAATTATCGTTGTACATTTCTTTATGGGTACTTTTTCTTTTATTTATAGATGTAGACCCCTCAGGAGTCTTAGTCTTACCATAACGTTCTTTCTTTTGACCTGGTGTCAAATCCTGAAGATACTCTCTGGTCTCATCAGTTCCAAGTTCATGGACCTCACTGATATCAGAAATCCAACTTCTAAAAGTCTTATGATCTTCATCTAAACAGATCACATAGTTGGGTCCACGTCTAATAATAGTGCCAACTCTATCATTTCCATTACGAACTTTCATTCCTTCAGGGAAGATCTCCTCGTTATAATATTGTTCACGAATATAAACCTTCTGATTGTATTCCGAAAAGTTATACATTAATAATTTAAATTGTGTTCAACTATTTATTACTTTAACATAATGTCTCTGATATCATCCATAAGTTTTTTACAGTCTCTATCAGAAATAGTTCTAGGCATACCAGTTCTAAATGAATTGAAATCAGATTGAACTGCCGCTGCTCTCATCTTACTAGCAGACATACCTTCAGCACCATCAGCATCAGGATCTCTTTCACCAGCAGATATCACTTCTAGTTTTCTGAATGTATATTCAACTCCATTATACTTACTAATCATAGCATCATACTGTGACACACGGTCAGATCCTGCTACTAAAACACAGTCATGATATGTTCCTTGGAGACCTTGGAGTGCTTTAATAATTGTATTGATGTCACGATCATAAACAATGTTAGTACTCATAGAAGGAAACATCTTCTTCATGAGATCAGATTTAGTTTTTGAATCCAATGGATTTTTTTTCTTATCCTGAGTATGAGTAGGGTAGATAAGAAAATCATCACCAGCAGCAATCTTCTCTACTGCTTGCAGAAGTTTCTCGTGTCCGATTGTTGGTGGGTTAAATCTACCCCATGCAAATACTACTCGTTTCATTTGTCTCCTGCTACCCAGTCTTTAGATACATTAAAGTTTGCTACGCTGAATGACAAACGATCAACTAACTTCACTGCGTTGGTTCCATTACTAACAGCAACATATCCCTCTGGTGCTGTGACTTCATAACCACCTTCTGTCTTAAGATAGGTTCCAATACGCTCACCCTTCTCAAGTTTGCGAATGAATACTAACTTCGCATCCTGCAATAACTTATATAGTTGTACTGTGCTATTAAGAGGGTTCTTATTCTTTTCAATAAACTCCAGACCATCAAACATCTTCTTGAGTTTGGTTGCTTTTGCCTTCGGAGTTTTTACTTTATCAACTGCCTTCTGACATTCAGTCTCAAAATATTTTGTGAACTCTCTATAGAATGTATTGGGTTCAGGAACTGTTCTACCCTGACGAACATATGTGTTAAAGAAAATCTTTAATCGTGGTCCTACAGTCAACTGATCCTTAAGAACAATCTGTGCTGCTACCTCATCTAAGAATGATCCTGCTGTGCGAACATGACTAGGTGCCTGAGTTTTGAGTTGCGATAACTTATTCTTCTCAGTAGGTGTAAGAAGAGTATCCTTTCCTAACTGTCCTGTCTCGGCACTCAATACTAGAATGTCATCACTCTTCTTTAATTTACTTACATCAAATCCGAACGAAGCATTCATACTGCTTACATCAGATCCTGAATAAGATGTATGAAATACTACACCGATCTTTGCTTTCTTTGCCTTCTCATATAGATCACTATCTTCTGGTATGGCATAGGTAATGGTGTTAGGTTGAAATGTGATACAAGTCTTACCATCAATCACCTGAGTTTTCTTATCATGAGTAAACAACAGGTCACCCTGTGCTACACCACTGATACCTAGTGCTGGAAAATATTTTAATGATGCTTTTAATTTCTCTACCAGACCAGCAGCATGACCGTGGTTCCTTTCAATATCAGCATCAACATAATTGATCTTCGCATCTTTATTGAAGACTGATTTAGTTCCAACAAAGAAGTTATCTGTGCCTGGATAGTTGCCACAGAAAATAGCAGGGGCACCATCCCATTTTGTAGTGATCTTAAAGTTATTATTGCCACCACCAGTAAAAGTTTTTGCTAGTAAATCTAAAAACTTAAATGCATCAGAAGCACCAGCAGCTCCGTCAAATAATATACTATCTTCTAAGTGTTCTAAGTGTGTGTTCTTACTCATGATCCTGCAATGTATTCAGATAAACCTTTTTGTTTCTCCACATAATTACGAATAGCAGTGCCACCCCACTCAATCTTATGTCTGAATTTAATTAGATCATAAACTTTATTATCATTTTTATTCTTAGCACTAATGATAACTGCTGGCAGTGGTGCTCCCACAGTAGGATCTCTAGGAACTGATTTGTGATATGTCGATGCCAGTTCCAGATTTGCTTCTACATCCAAGTCTGGTCTACCGTTGAGTGCTACATGTAATTTAGAGAAATCAAACTTCTCATAACCACTACCAATAATCTCTACGAGTTTTACATTCTCCTCATTTTTTGTAGCGAAGTCATCAAGTGTTTCTACAAAATGTTTTCTCCAAGCAGAGTTACCAAATTTATTCTGTATTCTGTTATGCGCCCAGAGATAGATATCATTCATCACAGCAGCAGCATGATGCTTAGTTGTTTCCCAATCTCCGTCATTATGTTTGGCGTAGATTGCTTCTAGTTGAACGTTATTGATTAGATTTTCATCTAAGATAACACCCCAGAAATTATTAACAGTTTGGATATCCCATCCACCAACCTGAGCGAATTGATCTACCTCACGCTTGAGTGAGATCTGAGTGATAGCTAATTTTCTATTGCCATATCTACCAGGAATTGTTATATCTTTCTTCCCATCAATCCTCACAAAGATATCAACCTTTGTCGTTAGTTCACCACCAACACCATCAGCTTCGACTTCAATTTTATTGTAAACTCTATTATGATACATGACATTTGCTAACTGAGAAATTTCTCTGGAGTTAGCATACTGAACGCATGGCGTCATGATACTCATGCGATCAGCAATACCTGATGCCTTCTCATCATTATCTAAAAGTTGCTCGCAAAAAACCAATGACATATTGATGGGCGATAACTTAATAGTCAGTTCAACATCATCATCAGGGATCATCTTAGCGGACTCCCTAATAGTTTTAAAATTAGGAGACTTGAATGTATTAAAACTTCCTTTGTGATCTGTAGACAGTGTTCTATATTGCTTTTCTAGAATATTTAAAATATCCCTTTCATTAATTCTTTTTCCTTTATTAACAAAACGAGCAGTAATCGCTGCTGCTAGAATTCCTTCTGCAGCATTACCCATATTATATCTTGCTCTACCACCACCACTACCAACTCCATATCTAATTTTTAGTGTAGTGCGAGAATTTCTTTCCAAGTCTCTTTCACTAAGACCAGATGCCTGTGCTATCTCAGGATGTACTTTAACTTCATTGCCACCTCTAGCATCATTAAGGATCAGGGGGCGATCCACATTACGATATCTTCCAGTAAGGTATTCATAAAGTTCTACAATCAAACCAATCTTATCAGCTTTATAACTAGTTACTTGATATATTTCATCCTTAGTTCTCGGACGAATAGAATATGCCATTAAAAAACCCCCTTACGGGGGTATTTATTAGAGATCTCCTTCTACTCGGTTCTCTGAATGATTAACATCAAACTCACCACCAGGGTAACGAGCCATCAGTTTGTGAACGTTCATCTCAATAACTTCATCGAGAGAAACATTCAGACCCATACATGCTTGAGCGACATACCACATGATGTCTCCAAGTTCACGTTTGAGATGAAACAGATTTTCATCATTGACAGGTTTACCTTGGAAGATAATCTTCTTAACGATCTCAGTAAACTCACCTGCCTCAGCAGACATTCCTACAGCAGCAGTAAGTAATCTCTCACTAGGAAACTCTTGTCCTTCTAGTTCTTGAAGACGATAGACAAATGCCTCAAAGTCTTTGCTTTGTTCTGATGTAACAGCATCAACGAACTCAAGATATGCTTTGGTGTTTACAGTCATAGATTAAAATTTAAATTCAGTTAACTTTGCCATAGATGATTTACTTTGAGACTTGGCAATCTCCTCAAAGTCATACTGCTCCTGCCCTGAGTCAACAATGTCAACCTGAGCGGATTCCTCTACATCATACAACCTCATCTTTGATCTGTCAATACCGATAACAAATCTTTTATACGATGTGGTATCGTTATAACGATTCTTGAGTTGCTTGATCATGAGTTGATTGATGCCTTCAAGTTCTTCTGTACTGATAAGAGCAAACATAAAGTCTGCAGTAGCAGGTAGTCCAAAAGACTCAGAGGTATCAGTAAGATCAATGTCACTAGAACCATACCCAGAACGAGTAGTCTGAGTAGCCGAAACAATAGGGACGTTATGTTCGCCAGCAAGTCCGCGAAGTTCTTCTGCAATCGCTTTAATGTTAGTATAAGAATTTACAAGTGCTCCTTTATATCGTGATGACGCACAGATGTTCAGATAATCAATAAAGATGATGTCTGGTTTAAAACTTTTCTTGAGTGCAAGTTCATTCAGGAGTGCCTTGAAGTGTCCGCTATGTGCTGACGCTGTAGGATACTCTTTAATAATAAGTTTACCGTTAGTCTTCTGTGCTAATCTATTTACTTTGGAAGTGAAGATTTGTTCCGGCAGTTCTTCAATGTCCTTGATATTGACGTTGAGAAGATTTGCGTCAATGCGTTCAGCGATCTTCTCTTCTGCCATCTCCAATGTGATGTAGAGGACATTTTTACTCTGAAGTAATGACGCAGCGGCCATGTGACACATAAACAATGATTTGCCCACCCCAGTACCAGCAAGTGCGATGTTGAGAGTTTTGTTAGAAATACCACCCTTCGTAATTTTATTGAAGAGAGACAGATCGAACGGGATTTTGTTTTCATGTCTATGATAGAACTCGTAACGACTTTCATAATCTTCTATGTAGTCATGTCCGATGTGCTCGTCAAATGAAACACCTAATGCTTCCTGAAGAATTGATGGGATAGCATCCTCACTTCTCTTCTCATCCTTACCATCAGCAATCTTAACACTCTCCAGTAATGCCAAGTAAACTGCACGTTGCTTACACCATTTCTCTGTAGTGTCAAGGATCCAACGATCATCAACTTCAGTGTTATCAATGTCAGCAATCTTTACTTGCAGTTCCTTATAAGAATCTTCATTCAGATCCTTACGATTATCAACCTCAATAGAAAGTACTTCTTTAGTAGGTGGTTGACCATAGTTAACCACAAAATCATTAATGATATCAAACAGAATTTTATCAGAGTACTGAATAAAATATTCTGGTTTCACGTAAGGAATAACCTTACGCATATAACTCTCGTTAGTAACGAGATTTTTCAGGATAGTGCTTTCAATTACTTCCATCAAGATCCATAGCAGAATTCTTTCTTGGCACATTCGTCAAGTGCTTGGAGGATTTCTTCAGTGAAGAACTTCTCAGGATCCTTGTAGATAGCAGAAGGATATACATTCCCATGCTCAGTCTTAACACGGTTACCCACACGCTCAAAGACTCCGTGCTGTTGACCCAGCTCCAATAGTCCATAATACTTGTCAAGTCCACGTTCGTCAAAGAATAACCTCGTTTCTACAATAGAATTTTCTTTAGTAAAGCGAGACTTATGTGCCTTCACTTTAATGATATTACCAACCTGCTCAGTACCATCCTTCTCCTTCTTTTTGGTGAGGAATAAAATACTAGAAGCAGCATACTTGAGACCAGTACCACCACCCATTTCCTTGGTAGGAACATAAGCACCAACAACTTCATAGGTGTGGTTAGTAACAATCAAAGGAATGCCTGCCTGACCCAACTTCAGTGACAAGATTCTAAAGATAGATTTAATCACCTGAGCGCGGGTCATGTCGCGGGTCTCCTTACCATCAGATGCATCAGCAACTTCCTTAGAGGTTGATAGCATACCCAAAGAGTCTAGCACAAATAAAAGCGGTGGGCGATCCTCTTTCTTAAGTTTATTGTACTCGTCAACGATCTTAATACTTTGAGTACGAAACTCCTGAACTGTAGTTACAGGGACAAGACCCACCCTAGTAACATCAATATCACGACTGCTCATCATGCTCTTAGAGATAGCAGATTCAGACTCAAAATAAATTACTTGACCATTAGAGTTTTGTGCCAGAAAGTTCTTTACGATTGACAGTGCGAAGAAAGTTTTTCCTGTGCTTGATTCTCCTGCAAGAGCGGTGACTTTGTTTGATGGGAGACCACCAAAAATGCTCCCAGACACAAGACCATTGAGGATGTAAGAGCCAGTGTCCACAAAAGTGTCACAATCTCCTGCGGCGATGCCTTCATCAACAATTGACGCAAATTCATTATCTAACTCCTTGATAACGTTGTTTAAAAATGACATAATAATTACGAAAAGAAACTACTTAATGAGCCGGTGCGCTCATGCTTCCATCCAATACATTCTATCACAGATTTGAGAGGTTCCAAGAAGGACTTCTCAAATTGCATCTGATGATTGATGTACTGATCTAACTTAAATTCTTTAGGAAGCGTGTTAAAGAATGAGATAATGTTCTGACCGATAGGGTTTGGTGTTTTGAGGTAAATGAATTTTACCTTTTCCCCTTCTTGGATAAGAGGAAACTTATTAGTAATTTTATACTGCTTGAGATAGTGATTATACAATAATGCACCTCGGACAGCAATAGGTGTACCCTTCTTATAAATCTCCGAATAACTCCGGTACTTTTCAAGACCATTACATCCTCGGGGGAATGCAATATCTATGTAACTTTGCTGATGTGTCTCACGTTTGATGTCACTGATATAATCAATCATGTCATCATTAGTTCCTTTAATCATAATCTTATATGCTTTCAGAAGTTTGTCTCTGAAATATGCAGGTGTAGATGAACGTTGCGTCTCCAGTCCCATGATCTTCATCTTAGGTTCCTTATAACGAACACCCTCACTGTCCCATACATTAAGAATATATCTTTTCTTAGCAGTCCAGATGCCACGATTAGCGATGTTCTCGCGTTTCATTACCATCTTCTGCTGGTATGCATTTACATACGTCGCCAGTTCTTGGTAGCAACTTTCAATATAAGTTTCAAGTTCCACCTTACAGATCTTATCAAGGAAGTTAACAACCTTCTCATCAGACGGCGTTCCTCCTTTGAATACGTTCTTAACAAGATCGCCCAGATCAAGATAAATGGAGTCAGTGTCCACAGCAATGACATAATCTTTATCATCCGATTTTAGAATTTTATTAAGATACTCATTCATCTTGTTCTCAATCCATCTGATCGAGAGTTGTCCTGAAAGAGTAATTGCTTCAGCGTTCTCTAGTCGGAAGTACCTGAAGTATTCGTTACCAATAGCACCATAAGCAGAGTTCAGTTGGATCTTACGTGCCATCTGAATGTTATTGTACTTAGCAATATCCTTAACAAGTTGAGGATTTTTAGTATTCTCATACTCTTGCTTGGCAGCAAGCATCTTCTTCTTGTAAATTGTACGCTCAGTATAAATCTTTTCCATCAACTTAGGAAGGAAACCCTGCTTCTTCGTAGTAAACAATGTTCCGTTAGGACACATAGTAACGCCGTCTAGGGTGCTTGTATCAATCTCACGGTTTAGTAGTTTGTCTACATTAATACCGCTCACACGGTCATCCAGAAGGGTCTCAGGAGAGATATTGTACTGCATGATAAGGTGTGGATACAGTGAGTTAAGGTCAAAGTTAACTACCCAATCATAAATGCCAGGTTTAGGTTCTTTCACATAAGCACCAGCATACTGCTGATCTTTAGTACTCTCAGTTTTAGGAGG